TCGTTTGCCTCGCTGGTCTCTTCTACAGTAGCACCCCAGCACGTGACGTGACAGCTGACGCACTGTCCACTGCTTCCGAGTTTATCCGCCCTTAGGGTCTACAATAGCCACATACAAAACAAAGGACACAACATGAACGGCTGGTCAACCTACGAAACTTGGAACGTCGCCCTCTGGATCGGCAACGAAGAGGTGATCTACCGCCACGCTAAGGAGAACAAGAACCTCGGCTACCGCAAGTGGGCCAAACGCTTCATCGATGAGTTCGGCGAGTACATCACAGGGGACGGGGTTGCCTGGTTGCACGATGACATCGACACCGACGAGATGGACGAGATGCTCGCTGAACTGTAAGGGGTCCGCCCCTTCTATGGTACAATAGTTAAACAACCAACCAACGACATGACCACCGCCACTCAGAACCTGCTCGACATCACCGCTGCCCTGCAGGCAAACGGCAAGACCGTCAAGATCACAGTGCTCAAGACTCGTGGACCACGTAAGGGTGAAACCCCCATGAGCATGACGAAGGGCAGTCGCTCCAATACCAACCGCCGAGGACAGACAGCACCATCTGCTGTCAGAGCAACTCGCTCTGTCGTTGCTGGCAACGTTGGATCATACTTCAAAACCTCCGGCTGATTCAGTCGCTCATCCATCCTACCATAACCTGCTGCTATGTCAATCCGCTACGTTTCCGACCTCGACTGCTACACCGTCACCCGTTGGGGCAGTGATGAACCCTTCGCTTGGGCAGAGACGCCTTCCGATGCTATCGCTATCCAAGAGATGGAAGCAGAGAGGGCAGGTGCTCCAAGACTGCCAAATCTTGCTGTTGACCTAGGACCTGACTCGCCAGACGATGATCCGATCCAACAGATCAGCGACCTGCTCTATGGTGCCGACTTAGACCTAGGTTAACGGGAGGGCCCTTAGGGGCCAGTTCATATGGGGCGAAAACCCCTAACTACCCTAATCTATAACGTACCCAATTCGCGAGAGTGATATCAAAGGAACTCAAAAATTTTTCCAGCAAAAAAAACCACCGAGGCCTTTTTAGAGATTATCATAGACATATATAAAAAATAACACAGATACAATCTAATGTCAAATTTTGAAACATCTACAGAAGTACTTTATGATGAAGTAAACGAAGAGTATATGGTAACCATTCCAGAACATATTCTAGAGGAGTTAGATTGGAAGGACGGCGATGTACTGGAATGGGAGTATCATGATTATAATGGACTTCCAGGCCTTCGCCTACATAAGGTAGGAGAGGATTAAGGTTTCTTTTGAGACACTTAAAAAAATTCCGAGTATAATTAGTGTTTAAACACCGTAGCGTTTTTCAAGATATAACATGGGAACTGTCAATTCAGGGTTTAGTTGTCAACCCACGTATCAGGAAGTCAAGAAGACTGTAGATATTGAATGTCCTAGTACGAGTACACAGACTAGTGGTAGTCAAGCTGGCAGTTATACTCGAACATTTAACACAACAGAAGTTGAATATGTAGATACAGTATATAATGAGATTACTCATACATTAACGAATGGTGTCATTCGTGAGAAATGGGATAATAGTAGTGATCCTAGATTTCAACAGTATGATATTAATACAGGACAACCTATATTTGAGAATTATTGTAGAACTGATAAAGGTACAGACGAGGGATATTTTTATAATCTATGGGAATATCCAACAAGTCATACATCAACGAAAGAAATTGTTGTTAAGTATACACCAATATATCAAACAGCGACTGGATCACCAACCACGAGACCAGGTGCAGCTACAGCACCGAGTGTAACAGCGGCTGTAGGAGCATGTTTCAAGAAAGTAAAAGTTACAAATAATTTTAGTTTAGGTAAAGTTGATATTAATGTAAGTGGTTTACCAAATGCGACTGAGAATTCGTATGTATATTGGACTGCGACACATAAAGCAAGTTTAGTATTTGTTTATAATAATGATACTCGTACTGTAGTACAAGTTGGCGATATTATTAATGGACATACTGTTACAAAAGTAGCAAATTTCATTGAGACCAAAGCAGACCGAAGACAAGTTCATAGAGTCATTGGTGATAACATATTAAAAGTGAATAGTATTGATGGTATCAGTGTAGGTGATAATGTAATTGGATTTGGCGATACTAAGATTCCAACTGGCACAACTGTGAGTTCAATTAATAGTGTATCAAGAACTATCAAATTAAGTTTTCCATCAGGTATTGACGGATTAGATACTACAAATATCGTTAATATTAGGAACATTATTATTTCCGATGCAGAAATAAATCAAGTACCGAATACAAATTATTGTTATTGTGAATTTAGTAATGCTATAAGCAACAGTAAGAATATTGCATTTAAGATTGAGGGACCAGGCATTCATTATATGGACTATCAGACGACTACAACGTCTGCTGGAACATGGACAAGTACAAAGATTGATAATGAAGGTGGTAATGCAGTATTTAATAGTGGTGAGACTCGAACTATCAATGTAAATTTCAATGGTGGATCACTTGTCATGAAAGCAGAACCCATCGATGATGGTGGTGAATATGATTCTAAGTGGTATATCGAATCATTTACTGGTAGTTTACCAAGTACTGGCACATCATTTCAGAAAACATTTAATGGCGGTAAAGGAAAAGTAAGAATTGATTTTAAAATTGTAGAGAATACAGGATCAACTGTAGTATCTGGGGGTACATTTGCTAAGAATGCAAGTTATACAGGTTCAATTAGTAGTGCATCAATCACTGCAATTGCAGGATACGGTATTATTGATAGAGCTGCAATGGTAGGAATCATTGTAAGTACACATAAAGACATTGGATATGAACCTGTTTTCAATAAAAACCAACCAATTGTACCTGATATCATTAGTAAATTAAAGAGTTCTTTTCCAGGAATATCTGAGATTACTGATTTGAGGGAATATAATTTAGAAGCACCCACTGTATCTGAAACATGTGATCCTTATTTAACACCATCAGTTATTATTCCAGATAATATTGGTAATGCTGATAATGTGAATAAATTTGTAAGCAATGAATCTGAATTTAAATTAACTAATATTGAAAATAGAATTGATGAACTTGTTTCAGGAGGAACAAGTATTGAAGATATCTCAAAAATCCTTGAAAAAGAGAATACTGTAATTACAAATCAAACAGTATCTCAATTGGAATCAACAAATGAGACTGAATCCAATAAAAACAAACAAAACAGTAAGAAGAAAGATAAAAAATCGGATATAAATCTAGAATTAAAGCAAGATACCGCATCAGCGCAACTTATTAACAATATTTTGAATAAATTCTCGGAAGTTCCTGATGATTTAACAGATATGTTACCTGAATTACCCAATACAATCGAAAATGTTGATGGTGTTGCTGTAATTTCAACGATTGATGGTCAAAATGAGTCATCTACACTCTTAGTTAAGAATGCTTATCGTGATTTACCAGTTCCTCAGGATAATATTACGTTTATTGCGGATAATATTTCACTTGATGACGACAAATCTTATCAAGAATACGGAAAAAACTCACTTAGAGAGACGATTAACATCGAAGTTACTCCAAGATACATCTTGGGTACTCCTGATATTGGTTCCGAAACCTCTGGCGAGACAGAAATCCGCATTTTAGGCACTCAATTAGGTGGTACAACACCAGATAATGATCTTTATATCTTAGCAGTAGATGTAGATGACTCTACTGGTGCGGTTTTATCAAACGGATTTGATGTTTTTAGTTCATCTACACCAAAAATGTCATATGTTGCGTCAGGAAATCTTTCAACTACGCAAACTAGACCATCATTTAACATTACTGGTGGTGGTGTTAACGGATCTTATAGTGCAACTCTTGTAAGTAGTGGTGCTGGTGGATTTACTGTAGGTCAAGACTTCACTTTTCTTGGTTCTACTTTAGGTGGTGTGGACGGAACAAATGATCTGATCTTAACTGCAACTGCAGTTGATGGTTCTGGTAATATTACAACATTCAGTTTATTTGGAACTTCTGCAGATTCCACCGTATACTCAGGACAAACACCATTAAACACTGCTGCCACGTTCTCGGTAAATGTTGAATGGTCGGATACTAATAGTGTCTCTGATGATGTTTACACAGCGCTTATACAGGACGAGAGCACAGTTGGAGTAGGATATCAACTAAATGATGTTATTACAGTATTAGGATCGAACCTGGGTGGTGTCAATACTACAAATGATCTTTTGATTACAGTAACAGAGATTAATCCTGCAGGTGGTATATCTAATTTTACGATTAGTGGTGTACCAGAAACTCTTTATACAAGTATTTCTGGTACAAATACAGATGGTGTGAGTGGATCTGGTGCTTCTTTTGATATTTTAAAAGGTGAAAACAGCTCTGGTTCTCCACAATATATTGTTTCATTGAATAATGGAGGTACATTATATAACACTGCAATTGTGCCATCATCGGGACCAACAGTTGATGTTGTGAATAGACGAAATGGTGAACTTCAACTAAATGGTTCTGATTTATCAGCATTTGCATCATATTTTAAAGTTACATTTACCACAACTGCACCATCACCTTTATCACTTAATACTGTTTATAGTGCATATAAAACTTCTGCGAATACGTTTAAAGTTTTTCAGACACCTGCACCAACTACAAGTTTAACAAGTACAACAGGAGCAGGGACATTTGTACCATTTTTCTTTACACTCAGATTTAATGATTCGCCGCAAGGAATGACTGGTGTAGTATTTGGTACTTTTTCTGTAACTCAAAATCCTGTTTACTATACAGATCCACAAACTGGTGTTCAATATATTCAAGAAATTGGACTTGAAAGTATGGGAGAGACTTATCCTGATAAATCATGGAGAGGTAATAATTTTGAAGTACAATCATCTTTTGTTAAAGAGTATGAATTTGATTTGGTAACTACCTCAGAAAATATTGCCAAATCTTCTTTCTCTAAAGGCAATCCAATTCAACTTGCACCAATTACAGCTAAATTAACTAAAACTTTAAATCCAACTGATGACACTATTTTAGTAGAAGATACCTCTAAGTTTTTATCATCTGGATACTTAATGATTCCTAAGTGGATTAAAAAGACCGAAATTTATTTACAATTAGGTAAAGAAGGAGATGTAAATGAATTAAAAAATTCTAGAGAACATTATTATTATGATGGTGAAGAAATTATTTACTATGCTGGTAAAACATCGACAAGTTTTACTGGAATTAAAAGATCACAATTTAATACAACATATGTGTTCCAAACCTCACTAGAACCATTCAAAAAGAATGGTGGTATGGTAAATAGTTATCAACTGGGATATTCAGTACAACAGTATTGGGCATACAGTACAGATTCATCATCTGAATCTACATCTAGTGGATCTTCTTCTTCTAACGTTAATTACGGGAGCTAGCAATGGTAAGACCAGTACAATCATTCGGTGGTATCGATGGACCATCTGTTTATGGATGTTGCAAGTGTTTCCCATTTGTTGTGACACCAGTGGTACAAAAAGAACTTCTCTGTGGACTTCCTGAATTGACCACAGGACAGGTTCTAGTACCTGCTCCTGGAATTGACTGTTGTGGTAAAGGTTGTAGTCCTTGCGTCTGTCCTAGAGTCGCTGTAGGAATCAGTAAGGTGTTTATCTGTGGACGTATGTCATCTCATATTGGAGATCCAAATCCACCATCAGTTCCAAGACTTAATACAGCAACTCCCACTCCCAAAATTCTATATGCTTGATCTTTTCAACCCTGACAGTGTTATTATAGAAGTATTTTGACATCTTGTCAAGCCTGTGGTATAATTCTAAGGTAATTTACAAACGAATCACTATGGCACGTAGGGCTAGTTTTGGCGGAAACACTAATATTGAAGCTATTCCCAAAAAAACACGTCAAGGGACTGGTAAGCATACCAAATACGCTTCTACATCTCGTAATAAAGCACGCAAACGTTACAGGGGTCAAGGTAAGTAATGAAAATACAACTGTGGTATTCTGGAGATTTAAATCTATGGAGATGGTCTCTAACAGATGACATGAACGATTTGATCCAAGAATCAGGACAAAGACCTGTACTAAGAGATGCAATGAATGATGTAGCTACTACAGTTGAACATATATTAAATACGGAGTATTCTGGTGAAAAACAAAAAATCGAATTATCAAGTCAAATCTAGGTTCTACTACATTTTTTGGGGTCTAGCCACCGTCTCAGTGGTCCTAGGACAACTGTATGTTGGTACTGGGTATCGATACATGGCTCTCAATGTAAATCGTCTTACAACAGGTCTTACAAACGCATTACGATGAGAACAACCATAGACAAAAAACGATTGGTCGAACCAGTTGTTAAAACAACACCTGAAAACGTTAAAGAATCAAATGAAGCACTGTTTCGTGCAAAAATGACTCTTCCAGCCGCTGCAAAAAATTGTGGTATGACCCAAAAAGAAATGAAATTGACTTTTTGGGAATATTTAAAGTATAACAAACCCGATTATGTCATTCCTAGTTCATAATTTACCTCCAACACCAGTTTTTGTAAGAAAAGAGTATTTGTACGACTTACAGAAAGGAAATGGTGAATTTACTCCTGGAATATGGATTTCAGTAAAATCTGTAGAAGGTAAAGCACTTTATTTCGAGACCCTATTAACAGAATATGGAGCCTTGTATGATAAACTTCCTATCAGCGCATTTTTGTGGAAAACTGATCACGGTGAGCTCTTGCCTTTGGATCATTTGCAAATATGGGATTGTTTTGACTACGATATCACTGTCATCAGAAAGCCTCTTCTCGGAAGCTGCTCTTTTTTCGGGAAGGATAAGAAAATGCACGAAGGAGATTATATATTTACCATCGACTCGGCCCACCGTGACAGGTCTGCATTAAATCAAAATTATTCTGAACATGATCCAGAACATAAGTCATTTAATGTGATTAAAATGAGTAATGGTCAGTTTGCAGCTCAACCTAATAATAGGGTGGTGTGGTCAGATCAAAGTCTTATTCCTCTAGAGGTTAAAGTACCAGACTTTAATGTTTGCACACAAAATTTTACTGTGGAAAACACACCTAAATGGTCTGTTGGTCATACAGAAAAATGGAGTTACAAAACAGAAGATGAGGAATACGAAAATAAATAATTAAAATGGAGTAACTAATGGGAATTTCGCCAACAGACAAAAGTAAAGAATTTATCAAATCTGGAATGACTTTGATCACTCAACTTGATTCTGATAGACATATGAAAAAAAGTAAAGAAGAGATTAATAAAAAGAAAGAATCTAAAAGCTAGCATATATAGTATGATAGATACTGTTTAATGCCTTGTCTTTTAGCGTTTCCAGATCAACAGCACCTACCCAAATAGTAGATAACTCTTTGGGTAAAACTTCTAGAGCTTTTAAAGATATTAGCTTTAATTTCTCTATGAATCCAATTACGAAAGATATCGTAGTTCTAAAAAATGAAGAAGCCATCAAACAGGCTGTAAAAAACCTTGTTTTGACGCAAATTGGTGAACGTTTCTTTCAACCAAACCTTGGAACCTCAACGACATCGTATTTGTTTGAACTTTCTACTGGTTTTTCTGAAAATGCACTAATTGAAGAAATTGAGACTGTTCTGAAGGAAAATGAACCCAGAATAATCTTATCTAATATTAGTGCTACTTCTAATCCAGACTTAAATAGATTTGAATGCTTTATTGAATACTTCATTGTGGGCATCCCAGAAGCAGTACAGGCCGTAGACTTTATTTTAGTTAGAGAAAGTTAAATGGAATTACCTTCAGTATCAGCACTAGAGTTTAATCAACTCAGAGCTTCAATTAAAAATTACATCAAAACTAAGTCGGAATTTACCGACTATGATTTCGATGGTTCCAACCTTTCAATGTTGGTTGATATTCTTGCATACAATACTTTGTATACATCTTATAATATCAACATGGCATCCAATGAGTTGAATCTTGATACAGCTGTATTGAGAGATAACATTGTATCTCATGCTAAAAAACTAGGATATGCTCCAGGATCTTATACATCAGCTAAAACTAGTATTGATATTACGGTATCAGGACTTAATTCATTAAATACTGATAAAATTTCATTAAAGTCTGGTCCTATTCTTTCTACAAAGTATCAAAAGAAGAATTATACTTTTATTGCAAGGGAACCTATTAATTTAACAGTTCCTGCAGGAGTTAATGAACTTACTTTTAGAGATGTAGATATTTTTGAAGGTACATCTTTTAATATTACATATACTGTAGATACATCTAACGAAAATCAACGTTTTATCATTCCAAATAATTTTATTGATGCAAGTAGTGTAAAAGTATTTGTAAAATCAGATTCTACTGCTTCATCTTCTATTCAATATCAACGAAAAAATACAGTAGTCGATGTATCTCAATCAGATACCGTATTTTTTGTTGAAGAAATTCAGGATCAAAAATATGAAATTATTTTCGGTGATGATGTAATTGGTAGAAAATTACAAAATGGTGAAATTGTAATTATTGAGTATATTGCAACAGCTGGTGGAGAATTAAACAATGTAAAAGAGTCTGCATTTACATTTGTAGGTTCTATTGATTACTCAGCTGGTGGTTCAATTCAAAAAGTTAATTTAAGTAATATTATCTTTTCATTAAACACAGAATTTACTGATGGCGGTTCTGAGTTTGAAAGTATTTCCTCTATTAAGTATAGAGCACCCAGATATTATGCAGCTCAAGGTAGAGCAGTAACAATTAGTGATTATGAATCACTAATTATGCAATTATATGGAAATGCCGATCTCGTTAAGGTTGTTGGTGGTGAAACACTTAAAACCCCAGAATATGGTAAAGTTTTTATTACAATTAAACCAAAAGTAGGTGAAGTTATAAGTGCTAGTGAAAAAGCAAAAATTATTACAGATTTAAAAAGTTATATTGTGGGATCTATTACTCCAGTAATTAGAGATGCTAAAAGATATACTATTAATCTTAGTCCAGTTATTGTATATGATCAAAATAAAACTAGAAAAACTCCAACACAATTTTCTAGATTGATTACTGATTTAATTGTAGATTTTGAAAATTCTGACTCATTTAAAAACTTTGGTGGCGTATATTCGCAGTCAAATATTATTTCCAATATTCAGAATCTTGATAGTGCAATTACATATAGTAATATCAAGGTAAAAACTTGTATAGAATTAACTCTCCGAAAGAATAATGAAATTGAGACAAAATATGAAAGATCTTTCTTTGGTGCTATTGAAAATAAACTAGATGGTAAATATGCTGTTGTCTCCGACTTCTTTTGTTCTCCAGGAATTGCAAATCCTGTCTTTTTGGGTGTTAAATCATATGCTGAAGCTGGATGTACTCCAGATGAAAATGTTTATTTGATTGATGATACTGGTACTATAATTAGAAGTGTAGGAACAATTGATTTTGAAACTGGTGAAATTACATTTTCTGTAGCCGTCTGTGACGATACTCCAATAAATATTTGTGCAGTACCAACAACACCAAATTTAGATGTTGATGGGGAAACTTATCCTGATATTAAAGTAGAATCAATTACTATTATTGATACTCCAGGTGACGAAACATCTACAGATCTTGGACCATTTACAGAAATAACTGTTCCACCAGTAGGTGATGCAACTGGTGATCCAAGAGTAATAACTGAAAGTGATACTATTCCTACTGCTGAGATCGACGATCCAAATAATATTAATACAATTAACGACTTCACGCCAGAACAAGATCCTAATAGGTGCTCATGAAATTCTTAGTAGATAAAACTGTAGATCTTTCATATTTGATTGAAAATCAATTCCCTCAATTTGTAAGGGAAGATAACTCTACGTTCATTACATTTTTAAAATCATACTACGAATCTCAAGAGTTAAAAAATCAGCCATTAGATATTGCTGAAAATTTAATTGAGTACTATAATATATCTCACTTTAGGAAAAGTGAATTAGTAGAAAAAACTGAACTATCTTCGGATATTAACGATAGTGTAACAACTATCACTGTTTCTAGCACCAAGGGATTTCCAGATAAGGGTTACATCCAAATTGAAAGTGAAATAATTTATTATGGATCAAAAACAGAAACACAATTTAAAGATTGTGTTAGAGGAACTTCTGCACTACTGTTAACTAGTGTTCCTTTGTCTGAAGTATCTTTATCCACTTCAAATAATCAAAATCATTTTGCAAAAGATCAAGTAATCAACACAGCTTTTGCATATACCAACGAATTTTTAAGAAGAGTTAAATCAGAAATTGCTGTTGGTATTCCTGAAAATCTTGTCGAAGAACTAGAAATTTCTAGTTTTCTATCACAAGTAAGATCTTTTTATTCATCTAAAGGTAGTTTAAATTCTCATAGAATTCTGTTTAGAATTTTATTTAACGATAAGAAGATTAAATTTACTATTAAAAATAGAGGAACTAATGCAACTTTAAAAATTATTAATTTTGATGGTGGTATTGGTAATGCACAGGTAATTGAAGGTGGTTCTGGATATGATAATAGAACAAGTAATGGTGTTTTAATTAATCCACCTGTTATTGAAATTTTTGGTAGTGGTCAGGGAATTAGTAATTTACAAGAAACTGCTGTCTTAACAGTAACTTCAATTGATAATCTGGGGGGAATTGTAGAAGGATCTACGATTGACCCAAATTATACGGGCATTACAATTACTGATGCTGGAAGAGATTATACTGGACCTATTACTGCATTTGTTAGAGAACGAGATTTTGCCGAGGAAGAAATTGTAACCACTTTGTCTGGCAACGGATCTGGTACTGTAGAGAGTTGGGATTTTAATACTGGAGAATTAACACTTAAAGATATTGTTGGTTTCTTTACTAATACAGACGAATTAGTTTCATCTTCTGGTGAACTTGCACGAGGTTTTGTAAAATCTTTTGAATTTATTTCTCAAGATCCAGATATCGAGTTTCCTAAAGATTATCTCTTTAGACCTTCAAGTTCTAGTTACGTTGGTAAAAAAATTGCTAAAATTGAAGTAATTGATGGTTTTCTTGAATCTGTAGTAAATGATAAAATTATTCCACCTGATTATGTAACTCTTGTTCAAAAACAAGATTCAATTTTTGGTGTGAAGTCAAACTCTACTGAAGCCAGTTTTATTTCTAAAATTGATAATATTGGTAGATCGGTATATGAAATTGATATTGACATCAATGATGATTTTAATTCTATCTACTTACCAGCTTCTACGCAACTAACCCATCAGTTTGATCATACTGATACTGTAATTACTGTTGATGATGCTTCTGGTTTTCCTGTCATCAAAGGTATTGTATACATTGATGGATTTAAAGTAGAATATAATGAGAGAACTGCAAATCAATTTTTAGGTTGTACTACAACTGATACTGGTTCTAAAATTGTTGGAACTGAGGTAGTTGCTTTTGGTAGATATAAAACAAGAAGACAATATTTAAATAATGAATTTGTAAAAGAGGGTCAAGAAAGATATCTTGGTAATAATTTATATGTGTCAAAAACAACGGGAACTACAGATGCGTCTGAATCCCCAACACATGTATTTGGAAAGAAGAGAATTGGTAGGATTGAGTGGGAATATATTGGTGATAGTACAGTAGATTATTTTTGTACAGTTTTTGTTGGAACTCCAGAAATTGAAGCGACTGGTAATCAGGGCGAGTTAGAAATTGTTGTTGATAGTGCAAGAAACCTGAGTGTAGGTCAAACTGTTGTTGCTACTGGTATTGCACCAGATTCAAAAATTTTATCAATTGATGGTAAAAAAGTAACTCTTTCTTTGCCAAATATTTCAAAAGTAAATAGTTCAGCGGTTGCCTCACAAGCAACAGCAAGAGTTATTGGTCTTGTTGACAAAGTAACAATTGATCATAGTGGCGCATTATTTAGCGATCAGATTTATACGTTAGATGATAAAAATTATGAAGATTTTAGTGGTATTGAATATACATCATGGAACGTAAATAGCAATCATACATTAGATACTGATAATGATTATGTTGGTATTACTTCAATTTATGATTCTGTTACGTCAGGTTCTGGTCATGTTTATGCATCGTCTTCAGCTATACCGCCATATACTGCAGGCAAAACTAGAATTCTTGAAAATACTTTTGATGGATATACAAATGGTTTTTTAACTGGTATTTCCTCACTCAATCAAGAAAGTCTTTTGGTGTTTAGAAATGCTGTACTACAGGAATTTAATACTGATTATTTCTTTGTTGATAATGTAATTAACTTTAACACTGTACCATTAACGTCTGAACAAGTATATTCGAGATATTTTAGTACAGCAAATCAAATTAGTAAATTAGCTGTCACTCAGGGTGCTCAATCTTCAGATATTGTATTAACTACTAGTGATGTTCTTACTAGAGACGAAATTTTTGTATTCTTGAATGGTGTTCTGCAAGTAGGTAGTTCTTTTACATACAACGATTCTAGTAAGACTGTTACATTTACCAGTCAAATAGTAACTGTTGGTACTGATGATATTTTAGTATATACCATTGATGGTGCGGATATTTTAGATTCTATTACTACTACATCATCACTTACATATACATTACAAAATTCGAGTGTTAATTATACAACTGCAACTACTGATAGTGTAATTGTAGCAATAAATGGTGTTGTTCAACAACCAACTACATCATACACAATTAGTGGATCTACTATCACTCTACTGCAAGAAAATAGTGGCGCTACTTTGACTGTTATTGATTGTGGATCTGGTGTTTCTACTATCTCGCTTCAGACTTTAAGTGGAATCAACCTTGATAGAAATAACTATAAATTACAAAAACTTGTAAAAAGAATTCCTTTCCCATCAAGTATTATCAACAATAATGTTGTTAGGAATTCTAAAGCACTAACACCTGTAGAAACCAAGAGAGGAATTGGTATTACAATCGATGGTATTCAATATCAATCACCAAAAGGTAATAATATAGGATATGGTGCTGTCAACAAACTAACTATTGATAATGGTGGTGATTATCAAGTAGTATATACGTCATTAGGAACTTTTGATAAGTCTGGTTTACCAATACTATACATCAAGAAAAATGGTGGTGAATCGTCGGATATTACTGTTACGTCAAACATTATTGACATTGCAGCTTCTATCTCTAAAGTTAATTTTAATCTTTTTGAATCTTCAATTTTACCCAATTTTCAAGGATTCTCCGATAAACCAATTATAGAAGTTATTAATAATAATCCAGTAATTAATAATGTTCAACAAAATCCTGCTGGATTTAGGTCTGCAATTTTAGATGTTGGATTCGCTAATGGAACTATAGATAATATCATTATTGTTGATGGTGGTTATGGTTATGTTGAGGCACCTACAATCAGAATTAGTGGTGGTGGTAAGTTTACTACTTATGATGTACCGTTAACTAATAGTACTAATACTGATAATGCTATTGTTATGTCAGGACCTATTATTTCTAGTAATGGTTCTTCTAATGTGATTGATTTGACAACTGAACTTGGATCTTCTTTTGTAAGTAATCCAACAGTGGTTATTGATGATGGTTCTGATCTTAGTATTTCTTCTATTGTTTCTAATGGTAAGGTAGTTGCTGTACGAATTCTTAATAGTGGTAAAAACTATTTTGTTGAACCTATTTTAACTGTTATTTCTAATGATGGTGGATCTGGTGCTGTATTAGAAGCTAAAATTTCTGGTGGTAAAATCGTAGATGTAAATATTGTTAATGGGGGTAGTGGTTACTCTGTACCACCAGATATTACGATTAGTAAAATTTCTAAATCAGGATTAATTTCTTCTACTTTAAAGAACTGGACTTTTAATATTGTAAGTAGATTTATCAATGGTGTTGATAATTATGGTGGGTATGTTTTTGATGATTCTGATGGTAATAACTATACAATTGAAGAAACACCATCTGCTAATTCGGTAAAACTTAAAGAAGTTTTTACATCCACTGATATTATTACTGGAATGGAGTTTAACCACTCACAATTGTCACCTGGAACTTTTGTTAGTGGTGTAGATGTTTCTACTAAAGTAGTATTTCTTTCAAAGTCGGAAATTACTTCATCAAAATCTGCTCTTATTAAAGGCACTCAAGCAACTATTTCACAGGGAGATGATAGAATCAGAGGTTCTCTTAAAATCTCTGAGGTACTTTCTAGCACTTTCCCAAGATCTAGATTAAAATTCCAATATCTTCAGTTAATCAATACAGATAATTTTGAAACATTTTATAGTATTTCTTCTTCACAACATTCTAAAATTGTTGGATGGTCTTACGATGGACACCCAATTTATTGTAAATATGGATATACAACAGCATTAGACAATACATCTGGAATTTCTGAACAAACAAGCTCGTATAAACTTGTTGGCATTAGATTAAATGGTCCTTCAGTCGTCGATTATCCACTTGGTTCTTTTATTGAAGATTACGAGTATAAAGCTGGACATGGTACACTAGATCAATTCAATGGTAGATTTTGTGTAACACCAGAATTTCCTAATGGTGTTTATTGTTACTTTATGGTCGATGCATATCCGTTTGTAATTGGACCTAATTATTTTTCTGATCCTGATTGTTATAACTTGGGTGAGAATAGAACTAATGATCAAATTCCAGATAAATTAACCAGAGTTAATGATTCTGAAAATGATTACTTCCCAGAAGAAATTAAAAATCTCAATACAACTTTATTGAAGACAAATTATACTTCTGTTGGATCTGTTGATTCTGTGTTTATTGAGAAGAAAGGTCAAAATTATAAAACTGGAGATTACATAACATTTGACAATTCAGATACTGGCGGCGCTGGTGTTATTGCATATGTAAGTTCTGTTGAATCTCCACCTGTTACAAATGCTCAAGTAGATAATGATGAAAAAGAACTTACATTTACTTTCAGTGGTCCTCATAATGTTGTAAAAAATGATGTTGTACTTATTGACCTGTTTAAAGAATCTACAAATACTTTAATCAACTTAGATTTACTTTCTACTGTTGTTCAATCAATTGGATCTAAACAAGTATATTCTGTAGTATTAGAAAAGCATAAAAAATATAGGTTGCAATTTGGATCTTCGCGAAAATATAATCTTTCTTTTGATAGTTTAAATTTTAATCCATATCACCAAAAAGATATTACTTTAACAAGTACTTATTTTGATATTGATCCTTCCAGTATTCCATCTAGAATTTTTGTACATACTGCAACATCAATTTATCAGTTAACTGTTCTTAAATCTCCATTAGTTGCCAGATACATTGTCAAGAAAAATACTGCAAGTACATTTACACTTCCTCTTACTGAAACAATTTCTAGTGTAGACATTAGTACATTAGATTTTAGTATCAGATCTAAGGGTGCTATTGGACCAATTAAGACTATCAATATCGCAGATGGTGGTGCAGGATATAGATCTCTGCCAGCGGTATCTGGTGTAATTTCTGATTCTGGTACTGGTGCAATTCTTACTGCAAACTCAACTACAATCGGCGCCATTAAAAATATTAATTATATTTCTTATGGTGATCAATTTTATGGATCTAGAAATGTCAGAAACTACTTGGATTTGCCCATCACCGTAAAGGTGAAATCTAATTTTGAAATTACTGGTGTTAAAGTTAAAAATGGAGGTAGTAACTATTTCTTAAATCCTTACTATGAGGTAAATAACTTACAAAATACTACTAATATTAAATTTGATTTTAGTGTTGGTGAAGTTATGAGTGCCACCGTTGTTGATGGCGGTAGTGGTTTTGATGATGTGCCAACATTAGAATTGTTTAGTCAAAATGGTGGAACTGGTGCAACATTTGATGTTTCTATTGGTAGAAGAAATTTAAATATTGGAGATACGGTAAATGTATCTGGGGGAACAACAGCAAAAATTTTAAACGTTGATGTAAAATCTTCTACTATTGAACTGTTGGTAACTTCTGGTGAATTTAAAGTCAATGATCAACTTCGTAGTTCTGATGGTAGAGATTATGGTATAATCACACATGTAAATTCTGCAAGGGCATATACCAAAGCAAACGCTTATGGTAATATTCAAGATAAGTTTATTGGTACAGTAGGATTTATTAGTGATGATTATCAACGTTTAGAAGATAATGTCTATTATCAAGATTGGTCTTATACACTAGCAAACCAAAGAAATACTAAAGATTGGAGACCCGAGGTTCTAGAAAATACTCATCCGTCTGGTTTCAGATTGTTTGGTAAATCTAGAATTCATAGTAGAAAATCACTACTTGGTAGATCTCAAAATATTGTAAGAAGTGCTATTACATTTAAAGCAACTATTTTTAGTCTTCTTGATTTAAATGTAAAAAGTCCAGAATGTAAAAAACAAATTATTTACATTGAATCAGATCCAAATCCATATGTTATCAATGATTTAATTTTTACCACCCAATCCGAACGGTATGGAAGAGTCATTGAAGTGGGTCCAAATTATATTATAGTTGCTTTACTTACAGAAGAATTTGAACTTAACGAATTTCAGATTAATATACTAAGACTATTACCATCTTCTTCAAGATCTTCGTTAGATAAAACATTATTATCTGTTAATGGTATTGTACAGACTCCTGATGTCAGTTATGATGTTAGAGGTATTAATGTTATTCCCAATTTCGCAGTATTTCCATTAGATGAAATTATTCAATATAGATTACAGACACCCTATACTAATATTGAACCATCTCAAGTTAATGCTAATCGACAAATTAATTTAAGTATTAATTCATCACCATATATTGTTCCTGATGGTGATAAGATCATTGTTTCTCTAAACGGCGTTGTTCAGAGAAATACTAACTTTACTGTAGTTAATAATAGCACATTACAATTTGGTGTAGACATTCAGGATAAACCAAATTTTGTTTTATACCATCCACAACTTAGTCCAATTACTTTTACTGGATCTGCTGGTACTGATTTTGATCTTGGGTTTACTCCTTCTGATAATTGTAAGCTTTTAATTTTCTTTGAGGGTGTTAATCAGTCTCATCATATTACTGACTTTACAGTATCTGGTTCTACAATTACATTTCCAACATCAGTCAATCCATCCGAAATTTTTGGTTGGCAAATTGATGAAACTGTTGAATGTGAACAATTATCTGTTGCTGGTGTATATAAAAACCAGGTTAAAGGTAAAAATTTAATTTGTAACGAATCTAAGAATGTAACTCTTAAAATTCAATCAGATAATGTTAAGAAACCAAATGGTTTCTTTGAATTAGAAAAGGAAACTATTGACGGCACTTTATATCTCGATGGAACTACAGCACATGGTTTTGGTTCTAGATTTAAGTATTCCAATCCAGAGTATTCGACAAGTCATGTAGAGGTTATTAACGACATCACCAGTCAGTTTAATGGTTCCACAACTACATTTGATCTTACCATCAATGCAACAGATCCTTATGTTCCTGTTGATGGTAAAAACTCTTTAATGGTTGCAGTTAATGGTATTATTTTTCCAGAAAATGAATATTCTGTAAGTGGTAGTCAAATCACATTTAACACTCCTCCTGTATCTGGAGTTACATGTGCAATTAGTGACTTTGTTGGATCTTATGTTGCAAATGATAGTACAAAACGTGGCGCTGAGTTAGATCAGTTTAATGTATTCAATGGTGCTAGGACAAGATTTAATCTATCTGACAATGGTGTTCCTGAAACAGTTTCTAACAATACGGATCTCTTTACAGTCAAGAATAATGTTCTTCTTCGTCCAGATGTTCATCTTAATGCTGTCGATTCCAGACCCAACGTACAATTACAAGTTGCGTCTGCAAACAAGGTAACTTATACAGATGTTCCTGTGAGTTCTGATGTTGTTAAACTGATGTCTTTCAATAGACAGTTAGTTCCAAACAACCACAGAAATTGGGTTCTTGATAGAAACGAATATTTTGATGGCGTTAGAACTACTTTCACTCTACTTCATAGTTATGATTATGAATGTGATGATTTGGTTAATGAAGATCCAAGAGTTGAAAGTTTAGTTGTTGTTAGGAATGGTGTTTATCAATATCCAACTACAGATTATACTTTGATCACTCCTGTAGATCCACATAATATCAATAATTTTAGCGGATCATATAGAATTCAGTTTGTTGATCCACCAAGATCGACTGAAGATGTATTCATCATGTTCCATGTGAATGATGGAAATTATTTCCATGATCTGACAGATGGATTGTCACAGACAAGTTCTACTGTTCTTTCTTATACTGGCAATATTCCCAATGCATCAACAAAAGTTCCATTTGTTTATGTTGATGGTGTTTATCAAGATCAAAATTCCTATACATTGGACACTGCTGCAAAAACACTAACATTTACTGGTACTAATTTACCAACACTTGCAACCGATCAAGTTGAGTTCCATGCAAAACTTGGAGAACTTAGACCACAAAATGTTTATGGTGATATTTTGAATGCCAATCTGGTTGTTCTTCAAAGAGACAATCACAATGAAGTTCTTGTGCCAACTGTAAATAATATATTTACGGTAACTCAGAGAAGTGGGTCAACTACAATCAGTGGTACTGATGTAGTTAATATTGTACAAAGAAGTAGTACTCTCACAATTGGCACTAACCATTATCGCATTACTAACTTGAATTTAAATACTCTGGTTATGTACGATGATCCATCAAATACATTTGTTGCTTTTGATGGGGTTATTCAGGAACCAGGAGTTGCTTATGATCACAGTGGTTCTGGAACAGCATCTTCTACTGGTATTGGAAATGGTGAAAAATATTCCTCCATGTCAATTCCTATGGGAGTTGGATATCTTGCTGCAATTGATATTGTTGAGTTTGGTTCATCTAATGGTAGACAAAGATCCGTTGATGAGATCAATCAAGTTTATGATGGATCTAGAACTAAGTTCAGACTTCTGTTAGATGGAATCAAATACACTAATTACACTGCTTTTGAAGATATCGTTATCTCTAAGAACAATGTTATTCTCCATCCAGGAGTTGACTATACTCTCTTAAATCAAGGAGCTATTAGTCTTCGTGGATGTATTACATTTACAGTAGCTCCTGTTGATGGAGATGATATCTGGATGGTTGGTATGCACGATAATGAACTTATTACATTAACTCAAGTTACTTCGCAGGTCTACAATACCAGCAGAGCACTTAGTGCTGATGAACAAGAATCTATTATCTTCGTTCAAAATGATCATGCAAAGTATGGTCTTGCGAGAGGTGCAGAATTTACTTCTACAACTCAAATGAACTTTGATACTACAACCACAACTGGCACCCCATTCGCTATCTTGACAACTACAGGTAAAGTTCTTGATTACATTCATACACCATATAACAATTCTAGAACTGAATTCAATCTGTTCCTAGATGAAGAGAACTTTGTGCCAAATGGTTCTTTTGATAATGACGCTGTAGTAGATCCAAGAAATCTATTCGTAATTAAGAACGCATTAGTGTTAACACCAGTTGTAGACTATAATGTAACAGGTACAATTGACTCTAGAATTATCTTTACTAGTGCTCCTGCACCTACTGACAATATCTTTATTAAGACTCATGGTCTAGTAAAACAATTGGATACTATTACTGGTAGTGGTGTAACTAGTTACAACCTTACAGATTCTTCTAGTGCATATTATCCAAATGCTTTGATTGGTAGACCAAGAGAGTTTGAGAATCAAATCGTCGCCATTAAGAATGGTCGTGTTTTGGATCCTCTTCGCGATTATTATGTACATGATAATGTAGTAAGATTTACGACTGCACCAACATCATCTGACAGTATTAAACTTTACGATTATATGAGTAAAGCATCTGATATCGCAGTTGAATCATACAGTCAACAGGTAGAAGTCGGTAATTCTATCTTCATTCCTGGTGAGTCTGATAGAAGACAAGTTACAGCTGTTCATTCTCCAACTGTAATGGAACTCAATACACCTACAGGTATTACATCTCCATCTGGATTAACTGCAACATCTACAGTTTCTGGTGGTAACCTTACTAGTGTCAATGTCACTGCTGGTGGTACTGGATATCCAAGAAAGATGAAGTTCCGTACATATGGAATTGGTAATAGTGCGTCTGCAAATTCTTTCATCGACCCAATCAAGGGCGGTGAAATTAAAAACACAGTAGTCATTGATTACAAAGGACATAATCTCGAAAATACAACATTAGTTCCTACATATGAAGCATATGTTGTAAGAGACACTGTTCTAAGTTCTAGTGATGTTCACTTCGGAACTAAATTAACATCTGATATTACAACCACTTCAACTACAATTCCTGTTGCTGGTACTGCAATGGCGCCAGAAAGTGATATTACTGTAACAGTTACTTCATCTACTGGTTCTAGTGCAATCTTACAACCATTTGTAGTTGGTGGTGAGATTGTATCAGTTGATATCGAAAATGGTGGATCGGGATATGATGATCTCGACTTTGTTCTTAACGTGAACAATGGTGGAGGTTCTGGTGCTATATTGGAAGGAGTTTTGAATGTATCTGGTACGATTACTAGTATTAGTGTTATCAATCCAGGGGTAGGATATGATTCCTACAGATCATTCATTAATAACGAAGTAATTGAATATACCAATCACGACTCTACAAACCTAAAAGGTGTGACTAGAGGAATGATTGGTACAACTGCTGCTACTGCCACTACGGATACCAAGGTCATCTTTGCTGGTTGATCAACAGTATAAATAACAATAAACAACAAGACTATCGGGAAGTATAATGCCATCACTAGTTTCTGACAATTTTAGGGTGTTTGCTGCTGAGCAGTTTATGGAGTCTCTAGAGGAACCTCTAGATACTGCTGGTAATGCTCTTGCTGATTCAAGTACTGAAGCCCTAAGAGACAGAAGTAAAATTTATATTTTTATTGGTAGATCTCAAACTTGGGATTCGGAAAGATATTCTGGACAAAGTTTCAATGATATCGACAACATTCCCGCACCAACCGATTCTTTTGATGAGTTGAGTGAGATTTACGATGATATGATTGCAATGAAACGCATCACTCGCGGTGATGTTACTCAGGTAATCAGAAAGAGAACTTGGAATGTCAATACTCGTTATGACATGTATAAGCATAACTATTCGACAACGAATCAGTCTGCTACTGGTGCGAACAAACTGTATGATTCTCAGTTTTATGTAATGAATAGTAACTATGATGTTTACAAGTGCATCTATAACGGCGAAACACCAACAAATGCTAATGGAGTTATTTCTACCGTAGAACCTACTGGTCAATCAACTTCAATTTTTACAACTGCTGACACTTATAAGTGGAAGTATATGTATACATTGGGAATTAATGACTTTGTTAAGTTTGTTTCTAGTGATTTTATGCCCATTAAATCTGACGCAACTGTTATTGCTGCTGCAGTAAATGGTACGGTGGAACAAGCAATTGTTAATAATGTTGGTACAGGTATTACCCCTGGTACATACTTTTCACCTGTTCTTGGTGATGGCACTGGTGCTGTTTTAACATTCACAGTATCTTCTACAGCTCCCACAAGTGGTCAGATTGACCCCAGCAGTGTACAACTGTCAGTTGTTGGTTCTAACTATACATTTGGTACTGTAAACCTTTCAGAGTCTTACACTACTCTTAGTGCAGCACAAGCTAGAAGTACTACCCCAGTAAATTTGAATCAAGGATCTCCTTCTATTGAAGCAATTATTTCTCCTCCAAATGGACATGGTTCTAATACGGTCAAAGAACTTGGTGCATACAGAGTCATGATCAATAAAGCTGTTGAATTCCTTGATGGTTCTGGAGATGTTCCTGTTGATATGCAGTTCAGAAGATTTGGTTTGATCTCCGATCCACAAACTCCTGGAAATAGTGATTTATTAGACAATACTGCATCTGTTTGTAAAGCAATTAAATTTCCAGTATCAACTGCAGTTAACTTTTCAATTGGTGAAGAAATTACTCAAGCAACTACAAATGCAAAGGGAAGAGTAATTCATTGGGATTCTGTTAATAAGATTCTCAGGTATTACCAGAATGAGTATCTATCATCTGGTCAATCTGGTAATGAACAGTATACTCTGGTTAATTTCTCTGGTGCAAATTCAATTACTGGCGGTGCTTCTGGAACTTCTGTAACACCAGATACAGCTTCTTCGGGAACTGTTACCGTTGCAGGTACTTCATTTACTACTGGTTATGCACCATCTGAAGTTTTAAAATTTAGTGGTGAAATTCTGTATATTGAGAACAGAAAAACTATTATTAGATCTGATGACCAAATCGAAGACATTAAACTCGTTATTGAGTTCTAATTATACCCATAAATAAAAAGAAAGGACTTTTATTCGGCAATGCAAAAGACCAACCTTAAACTGGCGCCATATTTTGACGATTTTGATAAGTCAAAAAATTACCAGAAGATTCTTTTTAAACCTGGATTACCAGTCCAGACTAGAGAACTAACACAGCTGCAAACGCAGCTGCAAAATCAGATTGAGCAATTTGGTAATCATACTTTCAAAGATGGTTCGGTTGTTATTCCTGGTCAGATTGGATTTGACTTGGATTATTCGGCAGTTTTGGTTCAAAATCTTGTTAATGGTATAGAAGTAGAATCTTATAGAACAACTTTAGTTGGAAAAACTCTAGTAGGATCAGAATCTGGTGTAGAAGGTATTGTAGTAAATACCCTTAGTGTTGCCGAATCCGAGAAAAACTCGATTACTTTGTATGTCAAGTATACCAAAAGTGGTAATACAGAATCTGGTGTCCAATTAACTAGATTTAAGAATAATGAAAATTTAGTAGAGAAAAATACCACAACTCCGATTGCAGTTACCTCTTTATTAAATTCAACAACATATATTGGTAGTATTGCATATTTAACTGCAGGTGTTTATTATATCAGAGGATACTTTGTACAAGTATCTGATTCTTTTGTAATTTTAGATCAATATTCCAACAAACCAACATATAAAGTTGGACTTACAATTAGTGAACAAACTGTAAGTTCTGATGAGGATATCTCTTTATTTGATAATGCAAATGGTTCGACCAATTTTGCTGCTCCTGGTGCTGATAGATTAAAAATTACAGCAACACTTTCAAAAGATATTATTACCTTTTCAGATAATTCAGACTTTATTGAATTATTGAGATTGACTAATGGAGAACTTGAGGAACTTGTAGAGACGAGTGTATATAACGAATTAGAGAAAAATCTTGCCAGGAGAACTTATGATGAGTCTGGCGATTATACAATCAATGAGTTTTCTTTTAAAGTACGTGAAACTCTAGACACTTCTGATAATAATGGAGTTTATCCTGTAAATAGTGTTACAGAAGATGGCAGAACTATTTTAAATAGAACTCCAATTGCAACAGATAATGCAAATTCTATTGATGGTAGAAATTTTTATACATTAGAAATTTCTCCTGGTAAAGCCTATGTTAGAGGTTATGAAATTAACAACATTAGTAGAAAATATGTAACTGTAGAAAAACCAAGATCATCTTTTGATGTAAACAACAAAGCAACAAATATTGACTTTGGTAATTACTTAACTTTTACTGGTGTTGCTGGATCTGTAGTTCTCAATGAAGAACTTGTTCTTAGAAATTCATCCAATTTGAGTATTGGTCTTGCAAAAGCAGTTGGTATCTCTGGTTCTAGACTATATCTCACCGAACTAACTACTTTTTCAACAATTACTGCTGCTGCATCATCAACAAACTTAATTGAAGGTGACTTTGTATTCAGTACTAGAGGTTCTAGAGGTGTAGTTAATAGTGCAACAGTTTCTGGCAGTACATTAACAATTACTGTAAGACAAGTAAGCGGTAAGTTTGCACAGAATGATGTTATTACCAATAGTAGAGATTCTGGAAGTGTAACTGCTGTTACAGTTACAGATTATGATGTATCTAATATTAGTTCTATTATCAATAGTGGTACTTTCCAAGCAACATTTTCTAGTGCTGTCAAACTAGAGTCACAAAATAAAAACTTTTATGTTTCTGCTTCTAACTTACCAGTTAAAACAGTTTCAGATTTTTCATATGTAAAACTTGATAAGGTTACTAAAACTGTTTCGGGAAATGAAGTCTCCATTAGTGCCCCAAGTAACTATACAGTATTAAGTACTGGATTTACTATTCTTTCTTCTAGTGGACTGCATACAGCAACTGCATCAATCAGCGGAAACACTTTATCACTCTCGAACATTACTCCATCTGTTTCTGGTTCTGTTGATGTTTACTACAAGCTTAGAGTAAATAACACAACATCACGCGAAAAGAATTCTAAAAAATTCACTTTTTTATCAGTACCAAATAAAAAAGATAGTACTTACACGACATATGGCAATAGATATGATGATCAAGAAATCAATCTAAAATTTCCAGATATCTATAAAGTACATAGAGTTCATGAAGCATTAGTTACTGGTGTTTCTGATAACAACATGTTTGACAGAATTGTCATCAATGATGTTAATGGTATTGTAGTTGGTGATATTTTAAAGTTAAATGATGTAATTGCTAGAGTTGTTAGTATCAATGGTACAACTTTACACGTCATTTATATTTCTTCGATTAAATTTGTAGAAGGATCAAATCTAACTACACAAGTTGTTGTGACATCTAATCCTAGTTTGGTTGGAAGATTTTTAACGGAAGTAGTACATGGTCAATATAAAGATGTTACCGAAAATTACGCTCTTATTAAAAATGATGTTTCCGATGCTTATAGAATTTCAAAATTACAGAGATTAAATAATAGACCTGTCGCTCAAAATAAAATTAATGTAGTATTTGATCACTTTGATCACGAGAAAACAAATAATGATTTCTTTGCTGCAAATTCTTTTGACACAACTAAGATTGACTATAATAATATTCCATCTACTTATGAAGGAGTTTCTTATACAAATATTTTTGACTTCAGACAAACCTATACAGAATCAACCTCTTCTGGTACTGGTCAAGTAGTATCACCATATATTGCTTCTGGTTTAACATCTTCATTTGATTTGTATGGTAACGTTAAATCTAGCGCACCATTTCCATTCCCAGCAGAAGTAATTTCTTATGATTACAATTATTATCTGGGTAGAGTTGATAGATTATTCTTAGATAGAAAAGGTGATTTTAAAATTTCTGTTGGTTCACCAGCAGTAAATCCAACTAGTCCAATCACTATATCCAATGCTCTCCTTTTAGCAACTTTGGATGTTCCTGCATTTTTAAGAGACGTTAGGACTGTTAATATTACGACGGAGAAGACAAAGAGATTTACCATGAAAGATATTGGTGATCTTGAAACTAGAGTTGATAGTATTGAATACTATACAACTTTAAGTCTCCTGGAAACTGATACTAATAATCTTGATATCTTAGATTCTAACGGAAATAATAGATTTAAGAATGGTTTTATTGTAGATAACTTTAGATCTACCAATTTTGCTGCAACATCTAATGTTGATTATAAAATTTCTATCGATACTGATAAAGGACTAATTCGTCCATATCCATATACAAATAATATTGGATTGGAATCTAATGTTAGTTTAGATTCTAGTGGCGTTCAAACTATTGGTGGTCTAAGAAAGACTGGATCTGTCCTTACACTTCCATATACCGAAACCATTTACAGTGAAAATCCATATGCAAGTAGAGTTGTAAACCTCAACCCATTCAATACAATTTCCTGAGTTGGTGATTTTAAAATTTCTCCAGCTAGAGATGTTTGGTATGATACTCAAAGAACTCTATTAGAAAATGTACCAGAGATTGACTTAACTGGACCTATCAAATTCCTATACGATCAAAGTGGTGCTGATGGAAATCAATGGGGTGCATGGAATACAGTTGGCGTTAGTAGAGGTGGTGGGGGAAGAACCCTCACTGATACAAGAAGTGGTGTAAACAATGAGTTTAGTTCTGTAATTCAGAACATCGAAGTTGGTGATAGAATTAATTCTTTAGAATCTATTAAATTTGCTAGATCTTTGGTTATTGATTGTTTTGCTTCTAGACTCAAACCAGATTCGGAACTTTATTTCTTTATTGATGGTGAAGATCAAAATGGAGTAATTTATCCAAAATTATTCCGTAATATTACAAGAACTGTAAATAACACTTCCTTCGTTGTTGGGGAAAAAGTTACTATCGAATCACAAGATTCTGCTGGTGGCAGAAAACTTGAGGCAGATTTAGTTGCAACTAGTAAGTATGATGTTACTATGACTGCTAGTTATAGTTCTGCATCTACTAATATTGCTATTGATAATATTACAGTCGAAGATGGAACTTTATTAAATCCACCTACTTTAGGTTCAAAATTAAAATTTACTGGTCAAACTAGTGGTGCGATTGCTGAGGTATTATTAACAAATCCAAGAGTTTCTAGTAATAATTTTGGCGATGTAGATGCGTT